GCCTCTGTAGCTCAGTGGAAGAGCATGCGGTTTCTACCCGCCAGGCCAGGAGTTCGAATCTCTTCAGGGGCACTCAAAACTTTTCATATTTAGTTTTATTGGGGAATAGCTTTTCTAGATAGTCTTTAACCATATCAAATGAACCATCCTCAGTAGAGATTATTCCTACTCCATTATCAATAGATGAGCTATGTTCTAGCATATTCTTGGTCGAATATATCTTTACATCTTTAATGTCTGTTCCACCAATGCTGTACATATTTCCATACAATGATCGGGGAGCTAAAGAAATATCTATAAAACTATCTATCTTAGTCTTATCAATAACAATAGGCGTATGAATGTCATAGTCTAGTGGATCACTTATCTTAAGCTTTAGTAGCTTCTTGTATGCATGTAGGAGTATTCTTGTGTACTTATTATGATTGTTAATGGCAGTATATCTATCTATTTTATCAATCAGTCTCCCGCCATGAAAAATGGGCATATCTCCAATAGGCTTAGTAATGAAGAAGTCATCATTCATTAATACAAACTCATTTGATATAGCACCAATCTGGGCAATAACCTTGTAGCAGTTTTGAATATTTTCAAATTTATTTCCTATATCCTCTACCTCTACATAGTTTCCACGGTACCAATCTGGAATGCCTCCTATAACCCATATGGAGTCATATGAGCAGTTTTTAACTACTGATCGTATAGAGTATCTAAGCTCCTCATTATCCCCTGGCCTACAAATATAAACATAATCCATACAACAATTATATCCTATGCTATAATTATTTAAAGAGTCCTGAAAGGCTAAGATGAAAAAAGATACAATATTTATTTATTCAATTATTAGAAATAGAGAAGAAAGTGTAAATACGTTTTATGCTCAAGTAAAAGATATAGTTAAGCTATTCCCACAGTATAATTTTTTACTTTGCCTTTATGAGAATGACTCAACAGATAAAACAAAAGAAAGAATCTCACAGCTAGACTGGTCTTTTGTTGAACATGAAATCATTATGGAAGATATTGGTACACAGTATTTTGGATCAACTAATGAAGAGATGCGTGTAAAGATTTTATCAGATGCAAGAAACAGAGCCTTAGAAGCAAAAGATTTTCTACAAAGAAGCGATTATGTCTTGATGCTTGAAGCAGATATGGCTTTTACAATGCAGTCAATTGATAGGATTTTTAAGTTTAAGGAAAGAATGCCAGACTTAGATGTTGTGTCTGCTAGATCAATTAATCCAGCTGGCAGAGGAAAGCTTTATGATACTTGGGGTACAAGAAGAACTAGTACTGAAAATGTTGGGCATCTTCATGAAGACTGGAGATCACATAGATATCAAAAGTATTATGCGACATCAAATGGAATATGTATGTACCGTTCACAACCGCTCAAAGATGGCATTAGATACGGACACTTTAATAAAACCTTGGGTCATCACGACTGCGAGATGGTAGTGATCTGTGATGAACTTCAACGAGCTGGGTACAGCAACATTTATATGGTTTATTCTGCAACAGCTATGCATGTAGGAAGATAATATGATACCTAAAATAATTTGGCAAACGTATAAAGATGATTTTAAAGCTATTCCAGTGCAAGCTCAAAGATGTGCTGCTACATGGAAAAAACAAAATCGTGGTTATAAGTATAACTACTTTAACGATAAAGAAGCTGCAAGTTTAATATTAAAAGATTTTGGACAAGAGTGGCATGATCTTTTTGTTAATGTGCCAATTGGTGTAGTTCGTGGAGATATCTTTAGATACTTAATGATTTATAAGTATGGAGGAATCTATAGCGATATTGATACAGCTTGCCAAGTGCCAATTTCAGAATGGATAGATGGACCTACAGAGTCTAAGGGTGATTATGATGCTGTTTTTGCTGTAGAGTTATTAAGGGGAAGCTCACAAAAGCCGTACAGAATCTGTCAATGGACATTTGCTGCAGCACCTGGATTAGAAATATTCAAGAATATTATTGACAATGTTAAGATTAAGTTACAGACTATCAATTGGGATGAAGTTGATGATGTAAATAATGCTGTTCACTATGTAAGTGGTCCAGAGGTATTTTCTTTATCTGTACTTGAAGCAATGGGGTTTGCGACAACTGTTGGTGAAGAGTTAGTTGTTGATCCGAAAGTTGATCTATTAAACAATGCAGAATATGTTGTTAATAGCAAGTATGCAATAGATAATAAAATTTTTATCTATGGAAATGAACACTCTGGATTATTTAATAGACGTGCAGTTAAGCATATGTATGCGGGAAGTTCCGAAGCCTGGAATGACGGATTATATGTTCAATGGAAGAAGCAAACTATTTAACAGGGTTAAACCCAGGAACCAGCATATATGTGTTGTCCATATGTATCAGGATCATTAATAAATTGATTTTGCTTTTTTCTCATAAACTTTTTATCTCCAAAATATGTTATAAAGCTTTTTGAAGGAAGTTTAACTATTTCTTCTATTGATACTGAGCATCTGTGTGCAGCATACGGACCAAACGCTGCATGAGTTCCTTCAATTTCATCAAAAAGTACAAAATTTTCACTATCTAATAACTTACCGCTTTTTAGTATTTCTATTAACATGTTCATCATTTTAAGTATGTGTGGGTTGTTTGGCTCTGTACCAATTATAGTATTAATAATGTATGAATCATTCTCTCTGCAGATAAAAGCTTTATTGTTTAATAGGCTATCAATGCTTTTGAATAGCAAAACATCACTATCTAAATAAACACCGCCATGCTTGTATAAAACTTCAAGCCTAATTAAATCAGCCTTGAAAGCACCTCTTGGACATAGATCCAGATACTCTCCTACATATTCATATGATCCATTGTCGTAATGTGTGACATGCTCCCAATCAGGTGTATGCTTTATCACTGAGTCCCAGCATTTATCCATCAACTCTGTAGTCTGTCTTGGAATTACTCTGTGTACAATCTTTGGAATCATTGAAGCCTTTCTTTTTTATTAGTATAGCACAAAGGGGGCAGACTATTAATCTACCCCCTAAGCACAAAGCGTTACTTCTTTGGAGCAACAGCCTTCTTAGCAACCTTCTTAGCAGGTGCCTTTGCAGTCTTAAGAGCTTCCTCAAGGACAGAAGCTTCTGGTAAACGACCAAAAGCCTTGTCATTTGGATTGATTGCTCGTAGGGCTACAGGTGCAACTGCAGCAACAAGTGCTGTCCATAGATCCTTTGGATCTGTTACGCCTGCCATGTAAAGTGCAAGACCTGATGCGAGTACTGAGCGTCCATATGATGCTAGTAGTGCCTTCATCTTTTCGTCCATTTTATTTTCCTTTTCTAGTTTAATGCGTGAGGCTTTGATTCGCCTACGCTTAGCGGAGATACAATGTTATACAATGCACTTTCCGCTAGTTCTGATAGTTTATTTACTCCAGAATAAGAACATCCGCTACCTAGACCATTTCTGATCTTATCGATTACTGTGGTAACAGATCCCTTAAACGGAATCTTTGTTGTGATACCCTCCTCGACAGAGACTGAACCACGCCATTCTGTCTGGGCTGATGCACTTGCCATACCTCTGAATGTCTTTTGGCCGTCTACGACCTCTCCAGGGCTTTCTGAGGTACCTGCTAGCATAGAGCCTAGCATAACCATGTCTGCTCCTGCAGCAAAAGACTTAACAATATCTCCAGTAGTCTTAATTCCACCATCTGCAACAATAAGTGTGCTAAGACTGTTTAACTCTTTTGCATATGAGCAGTCAAGAATAGATTGTAGAGTTGGAACTCCATGACCAGATACGATTCTGGTTGTGCAGGTTGCTCCACCACCAATTCCTACACGAACGGCATCTGCTCCAGCCATAGCCAAAACGGTATATCCATGAGCAGTTGATACATTCCCAGCCATAACCATTAGCTCTGGATATTGCTTCTTCAATGATCTAACGGCTTCAATACATGCTTGTCCATGGCCATTTGCAGTATCTATGCATACCCAGTTAATCCCAATATGTGCAATGCTTTTCATGTATTCAGTATCTAAGACATCGCTTGCTCCAATAGCAACACCTATTCCAGCAACATTAGAAGTACCTTGTATAGCCATCTCTGCCTGGATTAACTGATTAGCCTTATCCATATATCTATGAATAATTCCAATACCGCCAGCATTTGCAATATGAGCAGCCATCTCCCACTCTGTTACAGTATCCATTGGAGATGAGACTATTGGGAAAGAGTATCCGTGCATAGACAGATTAACGCCATGTCTACTTTGCACTTCTGACTGTTGTGGTACTAGCAATATGTCATCAAAGCATAATGCATTATCGTTTACAAGATTCACAATTACTCCTTATCAAATTTTGCAATAAAGACTCCAGTGAAACGAAATTCTTTATACTCTACAATATGACTAAACTTTTCTAAAACCCTTGAAGTTGACCAATCTTCTTCCAGGTGAATCTCATATGGATTACCATTTTCAGCACCTTGATGGTAATGAACAATAGGAATCGATATGATTGCATACTTTGCCTGCTTAGATATTTTATCCCATACCTTAATCGCATCAGCCTCAGTTAAATGCTCTACGATATCACCAAGTATAACTAGATCATAATTGAAGTTGTCAACATTTCTAAGGTCTTCTTCGACCAAAGCGTCGTATCTTGACTCTATATTAAACTCATCAATGTATGGTCTCCATATTTCAAGAGCTGTGACATGTGCTTCTTTGCCCAACTTTTCTCTAATTAGACTAAGATAAATTCCTGCTCCTGCACCACAATCTAAAATTGTAGATGGACTTAGTTCTGCTATCTTTTCAGCTGTCCAAGGTTTATTTGTTGGATCTGAGATTCCCATTAATTTCTTTCCTTTTCTGGTAATAGTTTTTTTAATTCAGTGTATGCCTCTGAAATATTCTTAAGTGCATTGTAGTTTGGCTTCATCGACATTTCATCCCCAAACTTATTAAAATGCTCTATGTCTTCATCAACCTTATCAACAAAGGCTGATAACTTCTTTTGAACATCCTCAATATAATCAAAAGCCCATTCACGTGAATCAGAGATAAACTTAATAAAGTCTTCTTTTGCCTGATCAGTTTCCATTAAGCCACTCTTATAAACTTCAACAAGTGCTTTCTTAGTTTCAAAGTTTTCTTTAGATACCTTACGAAGCTTGATCATAAGTGAAATAATTAACAATAAAGAAACACCCAATGCGTAATACTCTATCATTTGATTGGCTCCCTTGTAACTAGCACGATTGCACCTTCCATCTCCAAAGCTTTCTTGACCATTGTCACATACTTTACTGCCTCAATCTTTTCATCATGAGACATATGCAGGAACGATCTTTCATCTAATTTTATCGTAATGAAGTTATCATTGTCAATAAGAGTTACTCCAAACCCTTTTGGGGCTTGAACGCTATGAAAAGCTCTACGCATACTATCTGTATACATTACTCCTCTTTTCTCCATTGTAAAAATGATTTAATATATACCGCAGAATATGCGGTAGCCATAACAATAAAACCATACTGCTTTGTGGCAAGTGCATATGCGATCCAAATACATTCATTGACTAGTAGTACAAGCCATCCCCAGATAGTTTTTCTACCTACGAAATAAATGCCTGTTACTCCTACTGCTGCTAATATCCAAGACCACATATTACTTCTCCGTTGTTAATGCTTGCCAGGTGTTACCCCAGTCTTTTTTAGACCTATGTCTATTGAATTCTCTTGAGATGTCTCCATTTTCTAAATAGATACCGCCCCAAACTCCCCATTCTTTGCCTGATACACCAACTGCAAAACAGCTACTTTGTACTGGACATAGATTACACATCAAGTCAATAGCTGGTCTTAGTTTTTCATCTTCTTCGTATTTATCAAAGAATATATTTGTATCATAGTCTAAGCATGAAGCCTCATCTTTCCATTGATGCTTTTTCATACTTACCTCACATATTTATTGGGAATGCTCCATCCATCACGGTTTACGCTGAATACATTTTTTGTGTACCAAGAACCATTTACAAAGGATCCATTAGCTTTAAAAGCTGCTGCATCTGACTTTGTAAGTTCGACTACGTTCCAGCCGTCCCATGACAATGACTTGTTTTGTGAAACAATTTGTTCCATCTTTTCTAAGGTTTTAATTACCATTATTATTCTTTCTTCTAGTAACGGAAAATGCCGATTTCGACATTATTTAGTTGTGCTGTAGCAACCAGTTTTGATGGATGCTCTTTTTCATTACATAGGTATGCAAAATAATGCACTGCTTGAATATTATCTGCTACCCAATCCTGTTGTGCCTTGTAATACTTTACCTTCTTGCCACGGCCCTTAAAGCCTTTCTCAGTGAGATTACAAAACTCTGATACAAAATTATTTACTTTGGTTGGTCCAACTGAGTATACATGTAGTTCTGTATCGCTATCTGCCATGCCTGACAAGGCTACAGCCATAGCTCTGAGAAATACAGTATAGTCATCAAAATTGTTTGACCCCTGAACTGCAACAATCATTTTAGTATCCGTTCTTTAAATTATCCAATATGAAAAGCAAATCTTCTACTTCTTCTTTTGATAAGTTTTCTGTATCAATTGGCTGACCAGAGTTGGTGTTAAACTCACCATCTACGATCTCTGCACAATAAAACTTGTTATTCTCTACCCAATAAACCTTGTTATCTGGTGTACGAATAACCTTTACAGTACTCTTATCCATATGAAGTTTTGCTTGTGTTGCTACTTTGTTTTTTAAATCACGATTGCTTGGCAACATATCCCGCACAATCATGTGTAAATTACTTTGGCTAAAGCTAATTTTCTTAAGCTTAGGCTTCCGCTTTCTATTAAGTATAACAGCTATGAATATAGTTGTCAATACGGCGGTAACTACTGATTCCATTACCAGCCTTTGAGTAAATTAAATGGAGTATTGTCCCAGACCTTCTCAGTCTTTGCCTTTTCACGTTCAACAATGCTACGTGACCATGCAAATCCAGCGTCTCCACCCCATGCTAGCCACATAATGTAACCGTTTGATGGATTAGCCTGATTAGCCCAATCTTTTCCTTTTTTATCAACTTCATGTCGTGAGAAGTATGAGTACATTCTCTTGACAGTACTAAGAGAGATTGTCTCTCCTCTTGCAAGTTGACCTGCACGTGTCCAGCCAACTGAAGTTCCTGCACCGTTAGCCTTTCCGTCTTCCTTAAACTTAATTGCTCTTCTAGCAGCAGCTCTTACACCTTCTGGTGGTGAGTATCCTTCTGCCTTATTGACTGTATCTGTATCATAAACAACAGAATCGTCATCTTCCCAAAGATCTTCTGCCTTAGCTACTGGAACACAGTTAGGAACCATCTTTCCATCTTTAGGCTTCATTCCACGTTGGACATAGCCTTCCCAGCAAGGAGCTTTCTTTTCAACCTCATCTGGGCAGCAATCGCTTTTACCAACATAATTATCATATGCATCAACTGGATCAGCCATAGACTCTGCAGGTGATGTGCTTGACTGCATTTCACGAACAACATCCGTTGAAACCATCAATGACTCAATCTTAACTGCTTCTGAAGCTTTGTGTGCACGGAGTTCTTCTGTTGCTTCCCATGCTCCATCTTCTTCTTCAAATACACGAATAGATAGAACTGGATCTTCTGGAGTTGCTTCCATTGCATATTCTGATCCAGTTAAACCAAATGTACCTTCGGTCATTACGTATTCTACTTGACCGACTTTAATTTCATCTTCTTCACAAATAAACATAACGTAGTCTCCTTCAGCAATCATTGCCTTTTCTACGTTTGTTACAAACTTCTTTGCTGTGCTTGCCCAAATAGCTCTTGCTTGAGCAGCTGCTCTTGCCTTTGTTGGGTGGCATCCGTGAACTGTGCCATCAGCACTTACTGTTGGATACCCATCGCATCCATATGAGCCCTTAGCTCCTGCACGATAGCCTCCTGCTGGCTTTCCTTTTCCTGCTGGCATAGTGATACCTCCTAAAGTATATAGTTTATTATACCACTCTTAGAATATGCTTGATATCCTCTAAAGTTTTCTGCTTATCTAGTGGTAGTTTATCTAGTTCTGCCTCAATAAAAGACTTCTCTGTTAGGCTAATCCTTGGATTTTCCTCGTCCATGCCGTCAATATCAAGGAATCCTTGCTCCCAAAAATACATAACCTCTTCATGAACTGTTGCCATATGTGCAGCATGGAGTTCTGGGAAGATTTCTTTAGCATTGTCAGTGAACTTATACAAAAGCTCTTCAGTTTCTGGATCAAATGCTGCTACTTCGATAGCCCCTAATAGGATAAGATCTTCAATTGTTGGCTCGTCCATTAGTATGCAACACCCTTTGCTCTATTCTCAATTAACTTATCTCTTTCATCAAGAACTTCATACATAAAAGCCATCATCTTCTCATACCCTGCTGGATTGTCCATGATCTTATTATAGTGATGACCACAGAAGTATAGCTCTCCAGTCATACCTTTGACACGAACAAGAGCTTCTGCAGAACAAGTGTCGCAACGATCTTGTGGTCCAAGCTCCCAAACAACTGCCTTAGTCTCTTCAGTAATAGCTTCCATGAGTATTCCTACTTTCTGTTATCTGTTGAATAAAAACCCGAACCAGTAAACTGAGCCCCTATGGGGGTGTAGTGCCGTTTCATATCAGCACCACACTCCTCACATGGATAAGTTTCTTTGTAATTAGCCATACTAGTATTGAATGGAACTATTTTGTCATTACATTGACACTTATATTCATAGATAGGCATTATTATCCTTGCAATGCCTTAAGCGTTGCATTGTCAACAATACCGTTAGGCTTTAGGCCTGCCTTAGCCTGGAACTTCTTCACTGCTGACTCTGTTCCTGGACCAAACTCTCCATCTGCCTTGATACCCAAAAGTTCCTGAATTGTTTTAACACCAGAACCCTTTGCACCAATCTTAATAACCTTTGCAGCTGGCTTAGCCTTCTTAACAGCCTTCTTAGCTGCTGGCTTAGCTGCAGGTGTTGCCGTGCTTGTAATCTTTGCTAAAAGTGGAGCATTTTCTTCTCCCACATAGACTGGACGACCCCAACCTACAACAGCATTCATTAGCGTCTTATGCTTTACATATGCACGTGTCTTTTCTACGCACATTCCGCCATTGCGTTGATCTCCCTTTGCAGTTCCTGAAGTGTTTCCTTCAATAACCTGGATAGTTCCATCACCATTATTCTTAATGCAAAGACCTACGTGTGAAATTCTATTTACCCCATCATCTGGAAAATCAAAGAAGATCCAGTCTCCTGGAGTTGGATCATCATTACGAGCATCTGCCCAACGATTATTCTTCTTAAAGAAGTCTGCTGCTGCTACTGTTGAAGCAGTCTTTGGATA